ACTCACAATGTGGTTGTATGCATAATTGGGGAACTCCTTGTCCCAGTATACAAGTTTTCAGCCGTTCTCAACCAAAAAAGCCACACTCACAATGTGGTTGTATGCATAATTGGGGAACTCCTTGTCCCAGTATACAAGTTTTCAGCCGTTCTCAACCAAAAAAGCCACACTCACAATGTGGTTGTATGCATAATTGGGGAACTCCTTGTCCCAGTATACAAGTTTTCAGCCGTTCTCAACCAAAAAAGCCACACTCACAATGTGGTTGTATGCATAATTGGGGAACTCCTTGTCCTATCCTTCTTTAATTGTGCAATTTATTTATCATATTTTCTAAAGTTATTTGGTTTTCTGTAGGAGCTATTAGAAAAAATAAATAATATAATAAATAACACTAATTATTTATATTATTATTTAATAAATAATATTATTCGTATATAATATAATTATGAATACAATTATTAGAAATAATAAAGAATTATATTTTATATGTAGTTGGGTAGATAAAAATGATAATTCGAAAGACAGTAAAGGTAATAAATTCCCAATCCCAAATGTTGGTAATAAGTGGTTATATTATGATGAATTTGTTAAAAAAATAAGATTAATAGAATCTTTAATAAAGAAAGAAAAATTCCTTAAATTTGAGAATAAAAAAAAATGTTTTCTTTGTGACGAAGAATATGCTACTGGTACATTTAAATTAAATAAATATATTTGGGAGGATATTTTATCACATTATATTGAAAAACATTTTATAAAACCCCCTGAAGAATTCATTGATTTTATATTTTTCTCAAAATACAATTCTATATTAAAATTAGAATCAAGAATTATTACTGAACCTGATAATAAAAAATATATAAAAATTAATAGAAATCAATTATTAATATTAGATGCGTTATTAGAACATGGTGGATATAGCAAAAAATATGCAGATTTAAAAGGTAAAAATATATTTAGGTATTCAGAACATTCTGGTTTATTTGATATTAATTCAAATAAATTACAAAAAATAGTTGTATTAGGTAATACAAATAGAGTTGATAAAGGCGATAATGAAATATTTATGCCTAATAATATACACGATATGTATGAATATGAATATATTTTTCATACACATCCGCCAACACCAAAACCAGGTGGTAGAGCAGATGTTGGTGTTTTATATGAATTACCTAGTATAGGTGATATATTACATTTTATTGAACATTTTAACGAAGGACGTATATCTGGTTCAGTTGTTATAACAAGTGAAGGATTATATAATATTAGAAGTAAAAATTTAAATGAAGAAAAAATTATGATCGATGAAGATAAACTTTTTTTTGATTATAACAATATGAGTCGTAAAATACAAAATGCAGGTATAAAAAAATATGGTGAAGATTTTACAAGAGATATATTTTTTAAGAAAATCGCTCAAGATGTTAGTTTAATTGGAAAGATTAATGATGTAACTGAAAAATATAAAATAACAATTGATTTTATACCAAGAGTTTTTGATACTAAAGAAAATTGGATTATTGATTCTGTTTATCTTCCAGTGTATAGATAAATTATTATTTAGTTAACTTATTATTTAGTTAACTTATTATTTAGTTAACTTATTATTTAGTTAACTTATTATTTAGTTAACTTATTAAGCAATACGTTTTAATGATGAATTAATTTGTTCAATAAGCTTATTATTACCACCAATTATATATGCAACATAATTAACAATATTAATAAATTTTTTTAATAAATTTAATAAATTTATCTTATCTTCTTTTTTAATTTTATCACAAACAGTAATAAAATGTATAATTTTAGGTAAAACTATTGTTTTTAAATCCATAATTTCATTATGATATAAAATTATAAACTTTTCGGCTAACATTAATTGATTTAATGCTTCTGAAATCTTTTCATAAGCAAATCTATCCATTTGATTACAAACATTTAATGGTGCATCTTTATTAACATATAAACAATCAAACTCTGTCTCTGTAATTGTTTTAAAATTTTTAATAATATTTTTAATTTTATCACGTGTATTTTCATTTAATACAAATGAAACAGGAGTAGCATCTTTATTTTTCTCTTGAAAATCTTTTGTATAAATTGCAAATTCGTTAAGAGATTGTTGAATTAAATCTGCTTTATTATTTAAACATTTTTTATGCATTTCAAATAATCCTGGTTCAATTGTTAATTTACTATCAGTAAAAATTGATTCAAATGGTGAACGATATTGAGATGTTCCGGATGTTCCTTGATATGGATCAACTGGTGTTTTGAATAAATTAGGATCAATATCAGTGGTTTGTATAGTAAACATATTACTATTCATTAAATCATTTTTTAATTTTATTCCATCAACTTGTGGATATTTATCAATACTTAATAATATATTATTAGTATTATCTTTTATATTTAATATAGAATCTTTTATATTATCATCTATTATATTCTTATCAAAAAAAATAATATTGTTTGAGAAGATTGTATTTAATTTATTATCATTTAATGTATATATGTAAATTGTGGGAGGTTCTAATCGAAATAATGTAAGAGTATTAGAATCTAGATTAGTAATAATAGTTATTTGTTTATCTTTTCCATAATTATCACCCCCCCACCCTCTCGTACTTACATACCATTTTTCAACATCATAATTATATGGTGCCGACAAATTTCTTTCCAAATTATATAAATTTATATTTTCAATATTTTCAAGATTTTCTTTTTTGGTTTCTTTTTTATTTTCTTTAATTTTGTATAAAATAATATAAATCAAAATAATTAAAATTATAATCAAAAGTATTGTTTTACCACTTATTGAATTATCACAACTCATTATAATATAATTATAGTATAAAAAAACTTTTTTATAATATAATTATATAAATGGGAGATTTTTTAAAAAATTTAACTAATACACAGATTGTGTTATTAGTATTAATTGTAGTCGTTATTTTATATATCTTTGTTAACCAAAGCGAAAATCTTGAATCTACTAAAACAGAAGCAAAAATTACAAACAAATCAAACGATAAACAAGATGCAACTGAATTAAAACAAGATGACATTCCTACTCCAGTTATGTTATACGACAGAAAAACAGGTGTTGTAACAGCAGCATCTGAATTTGTTGGATTACCTGATGAAATTGAACCAACAACCGGATCAGAACTTGTATCCAATTATGGTCGTGTTGATAGACTCGATGATGGTTATAATGGTGCAATGGGCCTTAATTATAATATGTGCAGTAAATCATGCTGTGCCCCACAATATCCTCCTCCATTTGCATTAGAAAAAGATGTTATGGTTGATAAAATGAAAGACAAATTTGTACCAAATAATTATATGTGCAACAATGCATGGAACAATTCTGGTTGTGTATGCATGACTGCCAAACAACGCGATTATATTGAAGGTAGAGGAGGGAACGGTACAAAGCCCCCTTATGATAATTAAGGGGGATTTGGAGCTATGGATTTTTTTATAAAAAAAATCCATCGGGACTAAACCACCTTATGATAATTAAGGAGGAGAGTCGCTTTAAAATTTATTATCAAATATGTGTTTGATATTATATAATAATATTAATTATTATTATATATGCATTATTACGAAAGAAATATAGCTGATATTAAACAAGAATATACTGATTTTCTCATACATATAATATCACCATTAATTTACGAAGGTATAAAATCAATGTATAATAAAGCTGTTGATACTGATTTAAAATTTAAAGAATTAAGTAAACAAAATCAAAATATAAATAATCCAGGTATATTAAAATTATTTCAGCATTTTTTAAAAAATATACCAACACTAAATATAAATTTAATTGAATCTGAAATGATAAGAATACGTGATTCAAGCAAACATGCAGATATTTTTGATAAATTAATAAAAGCAGTAATAAAAAGTAATATTATATTATTAACTTTTAATGCATCTGGAAAAAAATGTAAAATAGTAAATGAAAAATTTCATGAAAAAATAGATATTAAAATGTTTATTCATAAAATATATATAGAAACAGCAAGACAATTATATAATAATCCAGAGTTATTTTGGCACGAATATCCAACTATAGAAATTAAACGAAATCAACGTATTTGTATGGATATAATTAATAGAGCAATCAATATAGCTATAAAAGAAATATTGCCATTATCTGATATTATAACTGAATATCTTAAAAATGATTATATTGAAGAAACAGAAGAAACAAAAATAAATAATATTAAAAATATGTTAAATCGTAATGCAGAAGATAATATTAATTATTTTGATGAAGATGATAAAAAAGTTTTATTAACTGAAGAAAATAATATGAATAATATAATTGATAACACTAATATTAATAATATTAATGATATTAATTATAATAATGATAATGATAATAATATAATTCAATCAAATATAAATGATATTGAAATTCTCTTAAATGATGATCAAAATAATAATATTAAAGAAAATATAACTAGTATTAATGAAGAAGAATTTAAATCTAAATTAAATGCAATTTCAAAAACGTCATTTGATTCTAAAAAAATAATAAAACAACCTATGCAACAACCTATACAACAACCTATACAACAACCTATACAACAACCTATACAACAACCTATACAAGATCATTCTTCAGGAGAAGCAGTTGTTCAAAAACAAAAACCACAATTAACCGAAAATGTTGATGAAAACAATATAAATATAGTTAAAAATAATATTAATGATAATGAATATATTAATGCATTTTTTAATTAATTTTTATATAATATAATTATATACAATGGAAAATATTTTAAAAAATCCAACTTTTGTAGCAGTTGTAGCCGGTGCACTAGCCTATAGTTATTTATCATGGAAAAAAAGAGAAAATAATAAAAAAAGAAAAAATAAAAATAAAAAATTAATCAATAATAACGATGATGTATTATATTCATTTGTTATTGCAATTATTGTATGGTTTTTAATGTATGGATATTTAAATTATAAACAAACACCACAAATGAATCAAAATAATCAAAATAATCAAAATAATCCAAATTTACAAAATTTTCAAATGCCACAAAATTTAAATACTCAATTACCAACATATAAATTAGTGAAAGAGTTAAGCGAATCTCCAAAATCATTTACTTTGATGCAAAATGGTTCAGGATTAGTAATGCCATTAAGTAATAATCTAATGCCAGAAGTTTTTATTGATAATTTCTAATTTAATTTCTAATTTAATTTCTAATTTAATTTCTAGTCATATAATATATAAAATATTATATGGGTGTAATGGATATACAAATGGGAGCAGAATCGCTTCCAGTTCGTCAATTTAAATTATCAGATATGGTTGAAAATCCATCAATTGTTATGATTGCTAAACGTGGTTCTGGTAAAAGTTGGGTTACAAAAGCCATAATGATGCATTTTTATAAAATACCATGTGGTATAGTGATTGCACCAACTGATAGAATGAATTCCTTTTATAATGATTTTTTTCCAGATACATATATACATTATCAATATAAGAGTTCTATTATTACAAAAATTCTTGATAGACAAACACAAATGATTGATAAACAACAAGCTAAAAAGAAAATTGGTAAAAAAATAGATGTTAGAACATTTATTATTATGGATGATTGTTTAGGTGATAAAAAATCTTGGGTTAGAGATGCTCCTATATTAGAATTACTTTTTAATGGCAGACATTATCAAATTATGTATATATTGACTATGCAATTTCCTTTAGGTATCACACCAGAGTTACGTAGTAATTTCGATTATATATTTCTTCTTAAAGAGGACTTTATATCAAATCAAAAGAAATTATTTGATCATTATGCTGGTATGTTTCCAAATTTTAATACATTTAGACAAGTATTTACAGAATTAACTGCTGAGTTTGGTTGTATGGTTATTGATAATCGCAGAAAAGCATCAAATCCATTAGAACGTTTATTTTGGTATAAAGCTCCAAATCTTGAAGGACAAACTAAAATTATAGGAGGAAAACAATTTAGAAAATTTCATGAATATAATTATGTTAAAGATTGGCGTAAAAAGAAAAATAATTATGATTTTGTTCAATGGTCTAATGATGTTCGTCAAAATAAAGGAGTAATTAATGTTCAAAAAGAAGAATTAGATGATAATGGAAATATTGTTGATAAGAAAAAACAAGCTACTCAAAATTTTATGAAATCGCATCATATACAACCAAATAGAAATAATTATGGCGGTTATGGTGGTGGATATGGTAATAATACAACTACATATAAATTCTAAAATTCCCTGAAGAAATATTTTATTTATCAAATTTAGATCTGTGATATAAAATATTTATTGACGCAACATTTTATCAAAAATTTATTTTTTGATAAAATTTGCAGAAAGAAATATTTTATTAGTAAATTTAGAGCAAAGCTCTAAATTTGACTAATAAAATATTTATTGACCGAATTTTTTTTTTGATAAAATTCCCTGAAGAAATATTTTATTAGTAAATTTAGAGCAAAGCTCTAAATTTGACTAATAAAATATTTATTGACCAGTTTGCTTTGTCTCGCATCTAAATCATTAACTTCATTTATCCATGGACTTGGTTGAGTAAACATTGTTTTAAATATATCTGATGGAAAGATTTCTTCATTCATCTCATCATAAGGAGTTTTTGGAATATATCTGTATATGATTTTTTCAGTTGGTTTACATCTTCGTGATAATCTTTGATATTGATCTATATATAATAATATAAATCCAGTTATCAATAATAATACACTTATTATAATATATTTTGATATCATAATAATATTAACATAGATTTAATTTCTAAATAAATAAAATTTATTCTTTAGATTTTTCAAGTAGTTCTGTGAGTTTTTTAATATTAGAATCTAATTGATTTTTTGTTTCTACTGTTTCTTTAACTTCTACACCAAGAGATTGTTGTACAGTTTGTTTACTTAATTTACTTTCATCTTCTTTTTGCTTCTTTTCTTGTAGTTTTTTACGTAAACGTTCCTTTATAAATAATGGATTTCTTGGAGTTTTTTGTATAATGTGTTTTGTCTCGGCTTCAACTTCTTCTTGTGTCATTAATTCTGGTGTTTCTGATGTTTCAGTAGTTGATTGTTTATTTGTTGCACTGTCTTTTAGTGCTTTTGCTACTCGTTTTTTATGTGTTTTTCCTTCTTTATCGATAATATCTTTCTTTTTACCAACAAGAGCATTAAGTTCATCTAGATCTTGTTTTTGTTTTAGTTCTTTTTCTTTCATCTTTTGCATAAGAAGATCTTGATCTTTATTTGCCCATTTTTCTTCTTCTACAAAATTTCGATCATCTGGTGCTGGATCCCAACCCATCCATTTACCTGTTTCCCCAACAAATACATTAAAATATTTATCTTTTTGATTAATCTCATCTGCTGCAGCTTTAGCTTCCTCTAAAGTGCTAAATGTTACACGATTTTTATATGTACGGATTTTTAATCCACGCATTTTACAATTCATAACTCCCTCTGGAGAAATGAATGATACTAAAAAATATTTGGCAGAATCAACAACATAATCTTCGTCAAGATTATCTATTTTAGTATATCTCTTTATATCTTCGTCATAATTACCAACATCGGTATTTGTTTGAGTAGTGTTTTGGGATTTATTTTCTTCAACGGACATTATAATTTATATTAAATAATTATTTCTTAAATATATTTAACTTTGTTTAATAAATTATATAATATTTTGTAAAATTATATAATATTTTGTAAATTATATAATATTTTGTAAATTATTAAAAAGATGAATGGAAAGGCCAATTATTGTATTTACATATTGATTTCCAAATAATATCTTGCATTTTTAATTTATCACGTGATTTTAATAATTTAAAATAACGCGCATTAATAGCCATTTTTTGATTATTATCAATTTCAGCTTTAATCAAAAATAATTTGTTTAAAACATATGAATAATTTAAATTATTATCTCTCCAATCTGGTTTAAATAATTTAAATGGTTTTTCTGTCATTCGAAACATTTTTTTAATATCATCCTCTTCATCGCGCGTTATTGATGGTGGTGGAGTGTTTGTAATATGACTAAATATTAAATAATTATGTTCATAATACATATTTTTTCGATATTTCTTTAATATATCTTGAATTAATTCTGGTGTAACATCGTCAATTTCAATTAAACGTTTTTTAAGTTCTATTTTTATAATTTCATATATTTTAGGTTTTATTACTGTAGTTTGTTTTGCCTGATATTGATTTAATTTTTCTATTAAATGATTTATAGGATTATATGGATATTTTGGTTTTTCATTTAATGTATCTTTATGAGATGGAATCTCACTTTCAATAATTACATATTCTGCTTCTGAACAATTTGGACATATAAAATAACCTTCGGATTGCATTAAAATTGTTTCACTATTACATTTTTTACATAATCTAATAGATGTAGGTTTTAATTTACTTGATACATATGCAGAATCAGTTAAACATAAATATTGATCTTTTAATGTACCTTTTTCATGTACCATATGTTGAATTGGTTCGGTAATTTTATTACCAGAATTATCCCGTGCTAATAAATTTAATATTGAATTCAAATTATTTGTATTTTTTATTTTTCGTCTTTTTATATTTTTTATTTTTACATCTCTTTTGGCAATTTCAGTTAATCTTTCAAATCTATCTAGTAATTCATCTTTTTCGCTTTCCAATTTTATATTTGATTCAGTATTATTTTCTGTATCAGTATTTATTATATTATTTATTGTATCAGTTGTTGTATCAAATGATTCAATATTTAATTCTATTTCATCGGGTATTTTTTCATCTGAATCTTTTGATTTATTTTCATAATATTTAATTAATATATCTTTTGTTCTTGCAAAATATTCTAATTCGTCATTTGAATTTTCTAAATTTATTATTTCATTATTTAGATTATTTATTTTTTGATTAATTTCATTTACAATATCAATATTATTATCAATATTATTATCAATATTATTATCAATATTATTATCAATATTATTATCAATATTATTATCAATATTATTATCAATATTATTATCAGTATTATTAGAATATTTTATTAATTTATTTTGTAAAATTTTAATTTGTTTTTTAAAATTTTTTATTTTATCATTAATATCATCATAATTTTTGAGTGTTTCTGTATGAATTTCATCAAGTGTTTTTAATTCTTGTGTAAATTTAATTTTACACGGTTTTTGTTTAAAAGCCATTAAATATATAAATTGATATTATATTATCTCCTTTAAATAAAATTATTATTAGTTTTATTTTATTAAATTTTATTTATTTTTTTTAAATATATTTTTAACAGAAAAAACGAAAATTATTTATTTTCGTTTAATATTATGATCTATATAAACTTTTTTAATTATTTATATATGTTTTATATATAACTTTTTTAAAATAATCATATAAAAATAAATTTTTTAATATAATTTTTTCTAAACCTTAGTTATATTAAAATGGGAGGAGGTTTAATGCAACTCGTCGCTTATGGCGCTCAAGACGTCTACTTAACTGGCAATCCACAAATTACATTCTTCAAAGTCGTATATCGCCGCCACACTAACTTTTCTATGGAATGCATAGAACAACCACTTGATTCTGCTCGTTTCGGTGGTCGCCACACTGTTCAAGTTCTCCGCAATGGTGATCTTGCTGGTCGTATGTACCTTAAAACAGACCTTCCCGGTCTCGATGCTGCTGGCTCTGGCAAAGTAGCATGGTGCCGTCGTCCAGGTCATGCTATCTTAAACTACATTGAATGCACTGTTGGTGGTTCTCAAGTCGATAAACACTGGGGTCAATGGTATGATCTCTGGTATGAACTTACCCACACTGTTGACCAAGAACGTGGTTACAACAAAATGATTGGTGATGTTTCAGCATGCACAACCCTTGCTGCTACCGTTCCCGGTTACACCGTATATGTTCCACTCCAATTCTGGTTCAACCGCAATACTGGTCTTGCTCTTCCACTTATTGCTCTTCAATACCACGAAGTTCGCTTCAACATTGAATTCAACAGACTCTCTGATTGTGTTGTTAAAACCAATGGTGAAACCGTCCAAGCTCTTACATCTGATCCACTCAATGCCACTGGTGATCTTTCTGATACCAGCATCCTCGTTGACTACATCTATCTTGACCAAGAAGAACGACGTCGTATGGCTCAAGTTGGTCACGAATACCTTATTGAACAAGTCCAACACAATGGTGAAGAATCCCTCACTGGTTCCAACCAAAAATTCAAACTCGACTTCAACCACCCATGCAAAGAATTAGTCTGGGCTGTTCGTTGCGGTTTTCTCAGCAGCAACACTGACCGTTTCCTTGCTTACTACAATGGTGATGCCGTAGCAACTCTCCAAGACGCTGCTAACAATCTTGCTCTTGGCATGGTTCAATCATCTGCATCTGCTCCAGGTGGTGATTGGCAAGTTGTAACTGGTCTTTCTTACGAATCAGTTCCATCTGGTCAAGTTGGTATCATCAACGTAAATCACGGTGGTGTTGACTTCACTTTCGTTGTTACAAACAATGATACCGTTGCCTATT